TTGTTTGATAATGATGAGCCTGGAATAAAATCTGCTCAGAAATATAAAAGCAAATATGGTTTTGAGTATATAAATTTAGATATGTCTAAAGATTTATCAGATTCAATTAAAGATCATGGTATTGAAGCTGTAAGAGATAAGTTATTTCCATTATTAAAACAAGCATTATGAGCTGGATATATCAAGGCAAGTCCTTTGAGGAGTTAGATATTCCTAAAGGAGCTGTAGGTTTTATCTACATTATGACTACTATCATAGATGGTAAGTCTGTTGCATACATTGGTAAGAAGAACTTTTTTGCCAATATTAAAAAACCATTAGGTAAGAAAGCATTAGCAATGTCTACGGACAAAAGACTTAAGAAGTACAAGAGAGAGTTAAAACCAGACTTTATGAGATATTACAGTAGTAATAAGATTCTTAAAGATGCTCACAAAGCTGGAGTAACAATAAAAAGAGAAATTCTTGTGATTTGTTCTACTCAGATGGAGCTGACATATCAAGAAGTAAAGCACCAGTTTCAATATGAGGTGCTTGAGAAAGATGAATTCCTAAATGGAAATATTTTAGGAAGATTTTATAAAACAAAGTAATTATGACAGAAGTAGAATTAACAAGCCTCTTATTTAAGTTGGCTGATCTTGGTGTTACAGGTGTTAAAGTAAAATATGATGGTGGAGGAGACTCCGGTGCCATAGAATGGATTGGTTATACAACAGAAAAGTGTGAAACTCCAGAAGAAGTATGTGATAGAGTAAATGATTGGGAAAATGATTCAAATTTAGCACAGTTAGATTCAGAAGCCTTTTCTTTAATTGAAAATTTTGTAGATGAAACTATTCTTAATGATATAGAAGACTGGTGGAATAATGAAGGTGGTTGGGGAGATTTATGTATTTGTATTCCTTCAGGAAAGTACATTATTAATAATCATGTAAGAGTCACTAATCATGAAGATTTCTTTCATGATGGAGATTTATTAAGTAAAACAGAAGAATAATGGCACATCCTTGGCAACATGCAAAATCCTCAGCTAAAAAGTTTGGAGGATCTCCTGTAGATTATTTAGAAATCCATAAATGGTTTGATGAAACTAAAGCTTGGATTGGACACAGTATGCATAGAATGTTCAGACACCACAGTGAGGGTATATTTGAATGTGAAAAAAGATTTGGTATGACTATTACTAACTCTGACGGTAAAGATGTATATGTAAGATATGTGGGAGAACAACATGTCAAAGAGGATTGCAACAACTATATCCCTACTGCAAAAGAATGGGTTGATATGATTGTAAGTGGTAAACCACAAGAGTGGGCAATAAAAACTTTAAAAATTGAAGACTAATGAGTAAAATGATTTTTGACAAAGAAGAAACAAGGAATCTGATTATGATGTTAAAGTCTGAAGATGCAGATAATCATATTATAGCATTTGAGACTTTAAAGAATGTTGATTTTAAAAAGTATGTAGGAGAACTATTAGTTCTCTATAAGTTTGGTGGACATACAATGGAGAACTGGATGACTAATTGCAAAAAGATAGCAACTAAGTTATTGGATATTAAACCAGAAACTCCACTAAGTAGTCCTAAAACACTAAGTCTGATTACAAAACACAAAGGTTCTAAAGCTTCGGTTGAGCTATTTATGGAATTCTTTATTAGGGATATGTCACGGATGTTAGAATCTATTGGCTACCCTACAGATAAATTTGAGATAAACATTAAATTTAAAGATGATGGACAAACAACAGAGTCTTAGTAAAATTGGTAAAGAGCTAATGTTGAAAGAGCCCTACTACGGGTTCTTTCTTATTATGCTTAATAAGTTATGGGGTAAAATGGTACCAACAGCTGGTGTAAGTAAGAATGGTATTAATTATCAACTTGCTATTAATCCTGAATTTTGGGAAAGTCTTAGTGATCCTCATAGACTTGGATTATTGAAGCATGAGTTGCTTCATATTGCATTTGGTCACTTGACTACATTCTTTAAGTTTTCTGATAAAAGACTTGCTAATGTGGCAATGGACATGGAGATTAATCAATACATAGATAAGGAATATCTTCCTGAAGGTGGTATTGATATAGACAACTATGAAGATTTAAATCTTGATAGAAAAGCTGGTTGTAGATATTACTATGACAAGCTTAAGGAACTTCAAGATGAAAAGAATAAAAATGGTACTTGTGGAAATGATCCTATGGATGAATTACTAGATAACATTGAATCTGGTAATATTCCTGATCATAGTACATGGGAGGAATTTGAAAATCTAAGTGAAGCTGAGAAACAGTTAATTGAAAGACAACTGCAAAAAGTTCTTACTGATGCTCAAGAACAAACTATTAAGAAAAGAGGTACTGTTCCTGGAGAAATAGAAGGATTAATTATTGTAGAAGAAGTTGTCAAGCCTAAATTTAATTGGCGGGGTTATATCAGAAGATTTACTGGTGTAAGTACTAAAGTATTTACTAAGAAAATTAGAAGAAAAGAGAACCGCAGATTTGAGGCTAATCCTGGTTTAAAAGTAAAAATGAGACAGCACATGTTGTTAGCTATTGATACTTCAGGATCTGTAAGTGATACTGAATTACAAGAATTTATGAGTGAAATATTTCATATTTATAAATGTGGTGTAGATATTACTGTAGTACAATGTGATACAACAATAAAATCAATTGAACCTTACAAAGGTAAATTAGAAATGAATGTAACAGGAAGAGGTGGTACTGAGTTTGATCCTGTCTTAGAATATTTTAACGAAAACCAAAAGAAATATACTAGCTTAGTATATTTTACTGATGGTGAATGTGATACAGATGTAAAACCTAAAGGTAATACTTTATGGGTTTTGTCAGAAAGATCAAGTATGAATGAAAGTTTACCAGGTAAAGTAATTAAATTAGAACTATAAAAAAAAGAAGTATGAATCAAGTACAATTAAATGTTGACGAGTTAAAGAATTTTATTAAACACATGGTTGTTAATAACCAACATATTCAAGCTGATGGTAAAGTACCAGTTGCTGTTAATATAGAAGGTGATGCTGGTCTAGGTAAGACTTCAGCAATTATGCAGTTGGGTAAAGAACTCAATATGGAAGTTGTTAAGCTGAATTTATCTCAGCTAGAAGAATTAGGTGACTTAGTAGGTTTTCCTGTAAAAGAATTTCAAATTGCAAATACCGAAGGTAAAACTACTTGGATTAATGAATCTCAGATATCTGCAGCAAGTGCAAAAGGTTATAAAGTTGTAGATAAGAGAATGTCACATGCTGCTCCTGAATGGATTCAGGGTAAAGGAGAAGGTGGTTTCTTAATCTTAGATGACTATACAAGAGCTGATGCAAGATTTATGCAAGCCACTATGGAAATTCTTGATAGACAAGAATATGTTTCTTGGAAATTACCAAAGAACTGGCATGTTATTTTGACTACTAATCCAGACAATGGTGACTATAATGTTACTAGCTTAGACGTAGCTCAGAAGACTAGATTTATATCAGTTGAGTTGAAATATGATTCTGATGTATGGGCTAAGTGGGCTGAGAAATCAAGAATAGATGGTAGATGTATTAACTTTATGTTGATGAATCCAGAATTGGTAACTCAAAGAGTTAATCCAAGAGCTATTACTACTTTCTTTAATGCTATTAGTTCTATTGATAAGTTTGAAGCTGAGTTGCCTCTTATTCAAATGATTGGTGAAGGTTCTGTTGGTCCAGATTTTAGTTCTATGTTTACTATGTTTATTAATAACAAACTAGACAAGATCATTAGTCCTGCAGATATCTTAACTAAAGATGAGCAATATGTAATGAATACTCTTACTCATGCTGTTGGTAGAGATGATGAGTTCCGTGCGGATATTTCTAGTGTAATTGCAACAAGAATTATCAATTATTCTATTACTCTTGCAGATAAAGGAGCAATTGGTAAACCAATTATTGACAGGATAGCTAAACTTACTACTGACTGTGATGCATTTACAGATGACCTTAGATACTATATGGTCAAGGAGATTGTCAACGGTAATAAAGTTAAGTTCTCTCAATTGATGATGAATCAACAAGTGGTGAAGATGGCTGTAAAATAATTAAAAGATAGAGATTTTCCCTATCATTTATCAGTATTATAAAAATTAATCACATAAGGGGGATGAACTATTCCCCCTTTTTAAACTTTAAAAAATGAAAACATATCTGTTTATTCATGATGTAGAAGTAACTCAAACTGAGCTAATAATAAAGATTGAACCTTTATATTGTGCTGAAAGAGACTCAGATCAAGTAATGAATGTAAACAATAAAGAGTATATTCCTACAAAGGGAGATAAACTTTATTTTCTACCAGGAGTTAATATACCAAGAGTAAAGTTAAAAGACTTATCACTACAACATGGTATTAAAACTGTTAGAAACATTGATGAAGCTACACATGTCTTTTGTGGTAAGAATACTAAAGACAAGTTAGTAAATAGTCATTGGTATTATGATTTAGATACTCAGCTTTTAAGAGATATAGTTGATAATTCCGAAGGCATAATGGATGATCACTATAGAGAAAACTTAAGACAAGCTCTAGAGTTTTACACAGAACCTGTTGTAATTGTTCAGTATAATTCTGCATCTAGATTGAGAAATAGTAGTTTAGATATACTTGATAAACTTACAGGAAATATACTAAGATCATCTAATGTTTATTATACTGTTGATGACGAACATACAGATCTATTTCCAGGAATTCTAAATATAGATATTTATGATGAAAGTAAATTACTTAAACATATCAATGGAGATGATGCAGCTACTATAGATGAAACTATGTTCCTACAGATCAGTGATATGTTTAAAAGTTCAGATGAGGATAACCATGTTCTTGCAATGGAAATTATGGCTAACTGTAATTATAATGATAGTTTACTTTATCTTGAGATGCTGTTTGAAAAACATAGTAATTCTATGCAGCACACTCGTACTAAAAGTCATGTTAATTTTAAGTCTTTACTTAGTTATCTGGATAAGAATAAAAATTATATGTATACTGATGTTGACGATATTATGAAATCACTTATTAATAAAAATTTAATTGATTTAGATAAAATTAATGTTATAATGAAGTATTATGGTAAAAAAATAGCTGAAGATGGTGGTAATAACTATTTTGATGTTAAATCAATTACTCTTAATGAAGATTATGCAAAGTTACTAGATACTAACTATGTTCATGAGCTTGTCCAAGATTTCATACCAGAGAATGATTCAGATATGTCTGAAATACATGGAAATCTTATAGAGCTTAACTCTCCAGAGATTGAAGAGCTATGCAGTGATAGTGCACAGGAAGAAGAACTAATAGATGAAGGCATAGAAGAAGCATTTGCTATGATTGAGAGAATTGAACTCAAGTCAGACTTAATAGCATTAGAAGAGTTTACAAAGAGCCCTGAAATTATCACTACAAATATAAATCCAAAACAAGATGATGCATTTGAATGGTTCTGAAGAACTAGAAAGGTTTTACAAGAACAAATTTTATTTTAGTTATAGTGGGTTGAATAAATTACTTTATTCACCAGGTCTATTCTATAATCATTATGTGCTCAACCAGAGAGAAGACAGTACGGACCCACACCTTGTAGGTGGTAGGGTCCTACACTGCCTTTTATTTGAACCCGAAAAGTATGATGATTACTTTATATCACTACCGGGAAAACTCCCAAGTGATAATCCAAGAAAAATAATTGATATTATTTTTAAGTTACATAATGGATATTCAAATAATTCATTAACTTTACAAGACTACTCACAAGATATACTTACAAATCTACTTACAGCAAATCTTTATCAAAATCTTAAAACTGATCAACAAAGACTTGACAAGATCCTTACTGAAGAACACAAAGAGTATTTTGAATTCCTTAAAAACAGTCTAAATAAATCAATAGTAGATGAACCAACTTTGCATGGCTGCAAAGAACAGGTTCAAGTACTAAAGAATAATAGTGATGTGAGAACACTATTACAACTAGACAAATCTAAGGA